ACAAAAAGCGGTCAGTTTCTTACAAGCGGATTTAAAGGATCTGCATTGATGGGCGTTAGAACAACCAAACAGGTCAAAAGAATTGGTTGTTCAAATTTAAAAACACTCATCGAAACAAAAAAGTTACTGATCTTCGATAAGGATATAATATCTGAATTGTCAACTTTCATCGAAGTACGCGGCGGCGTTTATGGTGCGGATGAAGGTTATCATGATGATTTAGTTATGACACTTGTTCTATTAGCATGGGCAAGTAAAGATCCTTATTTTAAAGAATTGACTAACGTCAATCTTCGAAATGCATTGTTTGAAAATCAAATGAAACAAATTGAAGACGAACTGACACCTTTTGGTATGTTAAATACTGGGGTACCGGAAAAAGTTTCTGCTGAAGTAATGGCGGGCGATTTATGGATAACAGGCGATATGAACGAATATATGAATAAGTTGAAACAATCTTGGTATGATAATAACCCCTTTGAAAAAGAGCGATTTTATAAATAACTTATACCATCAAGATACTTTATAATAAATAACGTTCAAGGAGATACAAATGCCTTATCAACTTTCACCAGGAATTATCACAACAGAGAAGGACTTAACTACCGTTGTCCCGGCTGTTGCTACTTCTGTGGGAGGTTTTGCGGGGGATTTTCAATGGGGGCCTGTTGATCAACCAACGCTAGTTACAAGCGAAGTTGATCTGGTAAACCAGTTTGGAAGACCTGACGCAAATACCTACCTTTCATTTTTTACAGCCGCTAACTTTTTAGGTTATGCGAACCGCATGTATATTGTTCGTACTGCAGATACAACAGCTCTTAATGCAACTCTCGGATCTAACATTTCAGGCAATTTAACTGTTGTGGTTGGAGGAGAGAAAATTTTAAATGATGATGCATATTTAGGATTAACCGGTAACGCAAATATTTTCATGACTGCTAGATATCCAGGTAATATTGGAAATTCTCTTGCAGTTGCTGTCGTTGACAATGCTTCCTGGGCTAATGCTTCATCATCAATTACTTCATTGTTTGATATAAGACCAAACGTTTCAACATATGCTTCAACTTATGGTACATCAGGTGCAAAAGATGAATTGCATATCGCTGTAATTGATCAAGATGGATTAATTACAGGAACTAAAAATACTGTGCTTGAAAAGTTTCAATATCTTTCAAAGGCGCGTGATGCTTTGGGGGCAGATGGAAGAAGCATCTATTATCCTACAGTTATCAATGAACAATCAAGATATGTCAGATGGAGATCACACCCTGCAAATGTTACCAATTCAGCGCTAAATTGGGGAACTTCTTTCACAGGCATCGGCGGAAATAATAATGTTGTATTTGATACATTAGGAAACAATAACGCTAGCGCAAATGTTAACGCAGGTTTTATGTCATTTTCAAATGCTGTTGATGCAACACCCACACCAGGTCAAAAAGCAACAGGATTTTCACTTCTCGAGAATGATGAAGTTTATGATATTTCCTTAGTTCCTGTGGGTGATTTACCTGGTGCAAACGCTCTTACTGTTATTAATGCGCTAACAGGTGATGGTAAGCGTAATGATGTGGTTATTTTTGTTTCACCTGAATATTCTGATGTTCAGCCAAATGTTGCTGATTCAACAAAAGCGACAAATGTGACTGATTTTAGAAATAATGGTCTGACAAATCTTTCATCTTCATATGTAGTAATGGATAGCGGATGGAAGTATCAATACGACCGTTACAATGACGTTTATCGTTGGTTGCCACTAAATGGTGACATTGCTGGGTTGTGTGCTCGTACTGACTTTACAGCCGATCCTTGGTTCTCACCTGCTGGTGTAAACAGAGGTCAGATTCGTAATGTTGTAAAACTTGCATTCAATCCTAACAAAGGTCAGCGTGACACTCTCTATTCAGCTGGTGTAAACCCTGTTATTTCATCACCTGGCTACGGTACGATTCTGTTTGGCGACAAGACACTACAGATTAAGCCAAGCGCCTTTGACCGTATCAATGTTCGTCGCTTGTTTATTGTTCTCAAAAAAGCAATTACAGCAGCGGCAAGAGCACAGTTGTTTGAATTCAATGATGCATTCACACGTGCTCAGTTCAGAAATATCGTAGAACCTTATCTACGCGATGTTAAAGGTCGTCGTGGTATCACTGACTTCAAGGTTGTATGCGATGAAACTAATAACACAGGCGAAGTAATTGATAGGAATGAGTTTATTGCGGATATATATGTTAAACCCGCTCGTTCAATCAACTACATTACTCTGAACTTCATTGCTACAAAGACTGGCATTGACTTTGCAGAAGTAACAGCTTAAGGAGAGCTTAAATGGCGTTCGAAATAGAACAATTCAGAGAAACACTTCAAGCTGGTGCAAGGCCTAATCTTTTTGAGGTTGAAATTGCAGGTGCCGAACAAATTTCAAATTTTCTTGTAACAGCTGCGTCTTTACCTGGAAGAACATTTGGTACCGCAAGTGCATTTTATCGTGGTCGTGAGCTTAAATTAGCAGGTGATATGGTATTTGCACCTTGGACAACAACAATCATCAATGACACCAGCTTTCAATTGCGTGAATACATTGAATCTTGGATGAATGATTACATTGAAGATCTTGAAGTAAAAACACCCAATGCAAATGAGGATGGATCACCTGCAGGTTACTTTGGTGACATTACTGTTCGCCAACTTGATAAAGCAGGTAATCCAACTCGCGAGTATAGGTTGATTGGTGCATGGCCTTCTGATATTTCTGAGGTACCATTAAGTTTTGATGCTAACGACCAAATTAGCTCATTCACGTGTACTTGGCAATATCAGAGATTTGAAGTTATAGGTTCTGGCGCAGTTTAATTAAAAAGTTAAAATATGGATTTGAATTTATTTGGGTTTAAAATATCCCGTCCTCGCAAAGAGGTAGCAAAGAATCAAAACTTTGTTACTCCGATTGCCGAGGACGGGGCCACCACTATTTCAGCTGGTGGTTATTATGGTACATATGTTGATCTTGATGCAACTTCGAAAACGGAATCAGAGCTTATCACACGCTATCGTCAAATGGCAATTTACGCCGAATGTGACATGGCAATTGAAGACATTGTTTCTGAGGCGATTGCAAACATTGACGATGAACCTCCTGTAACGATAGATTTACAAGAACTGCAACTTTCTGAAAATATTAGAAAAACAATTGAAAATGAATTTGGTGAAATTCTTTCATTGTTAGATTTTAATTCGAAGGCACATGAAATCTTTCGTCGTTGGTATGTAGATGGAAGAATTTATTATCAGAAGATTGTAGATACCAGTAATGGAAAAAAAGGTATCGTCGAGTTACGATACATTGACCCACGAAAAATTAAAAAAATTCGTGATGTAAAGAAAGAAAAGCTGCCTAACGGTATTGATATTATTAAGACAATCGATGAATACTATTTGTATAATGACAAAGGTATTCAATACAACGTTGCTTTAAGTTCAAGTCAAACTGTGACAACAGGTAGTGGAATACGAATAACACTTGATTCTATAGCGTATTGTCATTCAGGCCTTGTTGACTTAGACAAAAATATTGTTGTCGGATATTTACATAAAGCCATCAAGCCAGTCAATCAGTTAAAGATGATGGAAGACGCTTTAGTAATCTATCGTCTTGCAAGAGCACCTGAAAGAAGAATATTCTACATTGATATTGGCAATTTACCAAAACTAAAGGCTGAGCAATATCTTAAAGATGTAATGTCAAGATATAGAAACAAAATCGTCTATGATTCATCTACGGGTGAAGTTCGAGACGATAGAAAATTTATGTCAATGCTTGAAGATTTCTGGTTACCTCGTCGAGAAGGCAGTAGAGGGACTGAAATCTCTACTCTCCCAGGCGGCGAGAATTTGGGTGAGATTGATGACATTTTATATTTTCAAAAGAAAATGTATCAAGCATTGAACGTCCCACTAAGTAGATTAGAACAACAATCGGGATTAACCTTCGGCAGACAAGCAGAAGTCACACGTGATGAATTAAAATTTGCCAAGTTTATAAATCGACTTCGCAATAAGTTTGCAGATTTGTTTCGTGACTTACTTAAGACACAGCTAATCCTAAAGGGCATTATTGTTGACGCAGATTGGGATGATATTAAGGAAAAGATTCGCTTTAATTTTGCACAAGATCAATATTTTGAAGAAATTAAAGACGCTGAAAATTTAAGAAATCGTATGGATCTTCTACAAGCAGTTCAACCTTATGTTGGTTTGTATTATAGTCAAGCTTTTGTTAAACGTAATATTCTTCGTTTGACTACTGATGAAATGGAAAACATTGAAAAAGAGATTGGTGAAGAACCCCCCAATCCGATGATGGAATTGCAGCAAATGCAGGCAATGCAGGGTATCGCTGCAATGCAACAACAAGAAAAAGAACAACCTGAAACTAATAAATAATAAATAAAGGATGTGAAATGGAAACAAAAGATTTAATTAAACAAATGATGGCTAATGTGCTTGACGGGCAATCCGCTGAGGCGCAAGAGCGTTTCGAAGATATTATTTCTATTAAAGTTACAGATGCATTAGAAGCGCAAAAACAATCAGTCGCATCTAATCTCTATACACAAGAGGAAGAATAATGGACTTTGCATGGGCAAAATCACCTGCTGATCATATGGATCAGTATGCAGATCTCGTTGGTTCAAGCCAAGGAAAGGGTGTTCCTGCATCGATGATGGCACAAATGCAAAGACACGCCGGATATGTGAAAAAAACATTGACACCTGAACAACATACAGCACTACACAAGAATATTTCTGCTCATGCAAATAGGCTTCTAAAAGATGATGAAATTAGTGCAGAAGAAGCCAATAAGATTAAATCTATCTACTCACCTTCAACAGTTAAAGAGAGTACACAAATGGATATTCAAGAAAAAATGACCGAGACACAAATGAAAAAACGTGAAAAAACTGTCAAGTCAATGAAAAAGAAATTTGGCGACTTTAAAAAACGTTATGGTGAGCGCGCTAAAGAAGTAATGTATGCCACTGCAACAAAGCAAGCAATGAAGACTGAAGAAACAGAACAGATTGATGAACGAAAAGACGTTTATGCTGGAGTTTCTCCGGAGATGACACATCATAAATTGGTTGACGGTAAACCTAATGTACCTAAAAAAATTGGTCCCAGAGATATTCATCTCCATCATATTGGCACAGGCAATCCAACAAGCGAAAAAGCACAGTATAAGGTTGTTGCAGTTGGTCCCAAAAGTCCACTTGCTGCAAAGAACAATCTTAAGGTTGGATCCAAAATAGGTGGCACGGACGTAAATGATCATATGGATTATGGCACTGGTGGAGGAACTGTTCATGTGCATACAGCTAGACCTAAATCACATTTTATGGATGATATGAATGAAAGTGTTCAGCAAGATCAACACTATTGCGCTAAACATGTTTTCTCTGATGTGTACGGTGAAGGTGTTGTTGTTGAAGGTCAACACGCTGATCCTGATGAGAATGGCGACATTGAATGGTATACAGTTCAATTTGAACACGGTGAAGAAGTAATTTTCACTGAAGATGTTGAAGTTATGATGGCTGAGTATCATAACAACCATTCTCCCATGAAGAAAAAAGCCAAAAAAGCAAAGGAATAAAAAATGTTTAGCTCAATCATCACTTCTATTCTAAGAGCAACAAAATCAATTAAAATTCCTGGTGGAAAGATTTCAATTGGTGTCAATGCAAGGGCAACAAAAAGATCACCACCTCCAAGAAGAGTCATTCGATAAGGTCAAAAAATGCCAATCACTAAAACAATATTAAAGAAGGTAAGGCAGCAAGCTGTAGTCAAACTTGTAGGTGATGGCACGGCTAACGTTGATCTTGTCGCAGACTTAAAATTATCTGATGAAACAGTTAGTAATGTAGCTGCCATTAAAGTAAATATCAACAGTGTTTACTATAATTCTGAAAATGGTCCCGTTTTATTAAAAAGAAATAATTCAAATGTATTGGTTCTTTTTGGTAGTGATAATTGGAGCTTTTCACAGATGTCAGGATTTACAGATACTTCGAATAACTCTGCAAACGTTGTAGTGACGATTCCTGCTTCGGGAGGAACGGTAATTCTAGGACTAACAAAAGAAGCCGGATTTGCTGAGCCAGATCAGCAAGGTTTTGTATCGGGAAACTAACATGAAACTTATTACCGAAGTCACACAAGAAGTTAAATATATCACCGAGAAAAAAGAAACGGGCGGTAAGAATGTCTATATTGAAGGTATCTTCATGCAGACAGAGAAAACAAATCGTAATGGTCGTGTCTATAGAAAACCTATCGTTGAGAAAGAACTTGATAGGTATCAGTCTCTCATTAGTGAAAAGCGCGCTTTAGGCGAATTAGGACACCCACCAAATCCTTCAATCAATCTAAACCAAGTATCACATCTTATCACGAATTTAAGATTTGAAGGAAATGATGTTTATGGGAAAGCTAAAATTCTAGACACCCCGATGGGGAAAATTGCACAGAATTTTATTGAGGAAGGTGTTCGCTTAGGTGTATCTTCGCGCGGATTAGGATCAGTCAAACAACTCAAAGATGGTGTCAATGAAGTGCAAGATGACTTTCATTTGGCA